GGAGACGCTATAAATAAAAACTCGGATTGTGAATTAGCGTGGTGCAGTCAGGGAGGGAGCGCAAGACTCTTTCACCACACATGGAACGGAATGATTAAAGCAAGTGAACGACAAGATAAAAGAATGCATCCAACGCAAAAACCAATAAAATTATATGAATGGTTACTTATGAATTATGCTAAAGAAGGAGATAAAATACTAGATACTCATTTAGGAAGTGGAAGCATAGCAATAGCTTGTCATAATCTTGGTTATGATTTGACAGGTTATGAAATAGACAAAGATTATTATGAAGCTGCACAGAAACGAATTAAAGAACATCAAAGTCAATTAAGAATATTATGAGAAAAAAGAAAAAAGTAAATACTAAAAGAGCTATGAGAATAGCAAACCAAGTAAACAAATTAGCAAACCTAGATGTATTTAAAAACACAAGAAAGCTAGAGCATATAGAAGCAAGGTCATTACTATCAATTATATTATACAAGTATGAGAAACTTACCCTGCACGATATAAAAAACTTCTACATAGCTAATGGCAAATCTTCAGACCATACTACAGTATTGCACAGTATTAAAAACTGGGACATATACAGACACTATAATAAGAACTTACTAGAGTGGCTTAATTGTATAACTACTGATTTAGGAAAAGCAAACAATGAAGCGAAACGAGAACTTATAAAACTTAAGCTAAACTACATATGCAATAAAGACATAGACGAACTCGCTTTAATTGTAAATACAATGGCGCAAAAAGAATTAGAAACAACTGACTAAAATTTAATTTATTTTTCGATATATAGATATACAAATAATTAATTAATTAATATTTTATTAATTCTATGGACGGTAGAAAAAACAATGGAGGTCACTCAACTAAAGGACGTGCAGGACGCAAACCTAAAGCTCAAGAGAAAGAGTTAATAGAAAAGCTAGATAATATTATAGACAAAGAAGAAGTGCTTAAGAAACTTAAAGAGCTTATTAATGAAGGAGATATGAGAGCTTTAAATCTATATATGGGTTACAGGTACGGAAAACCAAAAGAAACAAAGGATATACATATAAACGAAGATGTACCTTTATTTATTGATTAATGTTCACTCAAACACAAGCAGTAAAGCGTTTACGAAAACTAGAGAATAGAATACGCATAGTTAGAGGAGGTTCTTCTGCAGGAAAAACTATTGCTATATTAATGATCTTAATTGACTATGCGATACGAGAAAACTATAAAGAAATAAGCGTAGTAGCAGAAAGCATACCTCATTTGCGTAGAGGCGCTTTAAAGGACTTTCTCAACATACTTAAGGTAACCAATAGGTATGATGACAGAAAGTTTAATAAAAGTACCTTAAAATACGAATTTAGCACAGGTAGTTATATAGAGTTCTTTAGTACAGATCAGCCAGACAGATTAAGAGGTGCAAGAAGAACTGATTTATTTATTAATGAGTGCAATAATGTAGATTTTGAAAGCTATCAACAATTAGCAGTAAGAACATCTGGAAATATCTGGCTTGACTATAATCCAAGTAGTTTGTTTTGGGTAGATAAAGAATTAATAGGACAAGTAGATACTGATTTTATTACTTTGACATATAAAGACAATGATAGTTTGCCTGACACGATTGTAAGAGAAATAGAGAAAGCAAGAGTAAAAGCAAAGACATCTACTTATTGGGCGAACTGGTGGAAAGTATACGGACTAGGAGAAATAGGAAGTTTAGAAGGTGTTTGTATTCCTGACTGGAAATCTATAGACAATGTACCAGAAGATGCTAGATTACTTTGTGCAGGTCTTGACTTTGGTTATTCATTAGACCCTAGTACATTAATATACTTATACAAGTGGAACGAATCATATATCTTTGACGAAGTATTATACAGAAAGGGTATGCATAATAGAGATATAAGTCATTTCTTAAAAGACAACAATATAACTACTCATATATGGGCTGATAGTGCAGAACCGAAATCAATAGCAGAAATAAGAGCTTATGGTCATAAAATAGCAGGAGTTACTAAAGGTAGAGATTCAGTTATATATGGAATCAATCTAATTAATCAGAATGAGATATATGTAACATCAAGATCAAAGAACTTAATTAAAGAACTGCAAGGATATGTCTGGGCAAAAGACAAAGAAGGTAACAATATACAGAAACCTACAGGTGCGCATCCTGACTGTATAGATGCAGCTCGATACGCTTTACTAATGCAACTACAAAATCCTAATAGAGGTAAATACACGATACAATAAAAAAAGTTATTAAAATTTGTGTATAATTAAAAAAGTTGTATATTAGCAGTAATAAAACAAAACAAATGAAAAGAAATACTACAGTTAGTTACAAAGGTTTAAGCGATAGTATCGAATTATCAGTAGATTACTATTTAGAAGAAGGTTGTAAAGGAGATTACTTTACACCACCTACAGAATCAAGAGTTACAATTTCAGCAGCTTATGTTGGATTTAAAGAGAAAGAAGATATACTTGATTTAATAGATCAAGATATAGTAGAAGAATGGGAAGAACAAATACTAAAAGAATACTTATGAAAAAGTTAATAGAAAAAATTATATTAAGTGATGCGTTTGTAAAAACATTTATTTATGTTTGTGCTATAGTGTTTATTTTAATATTCACAATCCAACTCGTTTAGTTTTTTAAGTTAGTTGTTATTAGTTGGTTGATAGGAGGTCTCGCAAGGGGTCTCCTTTTTTTTTGTATTGTTCTAAAATCGCTTTTAATTTTCGATATATATATATGAGAGTTAAAGTTACGATACCTAATCATTTATCAGAAATCACTTTAAGACAATATCAGAAGTTCTTAAAAATACAAGAACAGAACGATAATGAATCTTTTTTAGCTTCTAAAATGATGGAGATATTTTGCGGTATAAAGCTAGGAGATGCAATGAAAATGAGAGCTACAGATGTCAATAGAATCACATCTATACTTGCAGATATGTTTGAGCAGAAACCAAACCTAGTAAAGAAGTTTAAAATGAATGGAATAGAATATGGTTTTATTCCTAACCTAGACAATATGAGTTTAGGAGAATATGTTGATCTGGATAACTATTTGTCTAAATGGGAATCTATGGAATATGCTATGGCTGTTCTATATCGACCTATTACAAACAAACTAAAAGACAAATATACAATAGAGGAGTATAAAGCAAAAAATCAAGACATAATGAAGGATATGCCAATGGATGCAGTATTAAGTAGTATGCTTTTTTTTTACCGTTTAGGAATCGACTTGTCGAGAGTTATGATGAATTATTTGGAGCAGGAGGAGGTAACGAGCTTACATCTACAGGACAGTTTGCGACAAAGTGGGGTTGGTATCAATCAATTTACGCACTCGCTCAAGGAGATATTACAAGAGTTAAACATATCACTAAATTAAATTTACACGAATGTTTATATATGCTATCGTTTATGAAAGATAAAGCAGACACAGAAGCAAGACAAATAAAAAATAAAATTAAATGAGCAATCAAGGAATAAGAGGTTTTTATCAATTAACAGAAACAATAAAAGACCAGTTACTAAATGACATAAATGTCAACACGGTAACTACAGGAGATATAACTAAAATAGATTTATCTAAACAAACTATATTTCCTTTATCGCATATAATCGTAAATAGTGTTACAGCTCAAGAGCAAGTATTAAGTTTCAACATAACTGTTATGTCAATGGATATAGTAGATATAGACAAAGAAGCAACTACAGATATATTTGTAGGTAACGACAATGAGCAAGATATACTTAATTCTCAATTAGCTGTACAGAACAGATTAATACAGCTACTAAAAAGAGGTAATTTATATAGAGACAAATATCAAATGGAAGGAGACCCTACTTGTGAACCTTTTTATGAAAGATTTGAAAATCAACTAGCAGGATGGGCTTGTACAATGGATATACTAATAGAAAATGATATAAGCGTTTGTTAATGGATTTAAAAGAAACTAGAGACATATTAAACAAGTTTGCTAAATACGTTATAAAACAGGCACGAACTAATCTTACAAAAGGTAAAAAGAATAGTAGCAAGAAGCTATATGAAAGTTTAGATTACAAACTTAAATTAGGTCAGAATAGTTTTGGCATTGAATTTATAATGGAAGAATACGGTGCATATCAAGATCAAGGAGTTAGCGGTAAAAAGAGAAAGTTTGACACACCTTTTAGCTTTACTAATAAGATGCCACCTTCAAGCAGTTTAGATAAATGGGGAGTAAGAAAAGGCATAGCACCTAGAGACAAGAAAGGTAAATTTATACCTAGAAAGAGCTTAAACTTTCTAATAGCAAGAAGTATATTTATGAAAGGTATTAGACCTAGTATGTTTTTTACTAAACCTTTTGAAAAGGCATTTGACAATTTGCCACCAGAATTAACAACAGCATTTGCAATAGACATAGAAAATAGTATAGAATGAGTACAATAATAAACGCAAGGAGTCCATATTACATAAAAGTAGCACCTAGTTCAGGTACATTAAGTTCTGCATCAATGAGCTTGTATATATATTCAGGAACATTGACAACAGACAAACC